CCTTATGCTCATGAAGGTAAACACGGGCGGTGGTACTCTTGCCACAACCAGCCTCACCGGTCACCCATGTGACATTGCGCCAGCGCTGCGCATCGGAGAGCACAGCCGTGATCTCCTGGTAAGCGCCGGTCTCCACGATCTGCCAGCCGGTAGCGCTTACACCACCGACCTGCGAGGCGACATTACGGAACATCTCGTCACTGATATTCTCATAACGCCCGTTCAGGATATTGCTCACAGTACCCACACTGACTCCCTTCAGACTACCCGCGGCCTTCGTCTGGCTCGGATACTTCGCCACGTAAGCCCGGAGGCTCTCACTGATGGCGTTCTTCTCTTTCATTGTAATTTCCATAATCAATATTTTTTATCTTGTTATAAATCTGTTCCTTATAATTTCCCGACCACCTTGCGGATGCTCACTTCCTTCTTCTCAAAGCTGTCCCATGTCACGTTGCTGATGACTTTCATGTCACGGCCTATGGAAGGACGGGGCGGCTGGCTGTATTTTCTCGTGCGGCGGTCAATCTGGTGTTGCGCCTCCTTTCCGAGACCTTTCAGGTCAGGAGTACGCAAACCGTTCTGTTCCGGTGCGACACCATGCTCATACTCGATATCTTTGGCGACGACCTGACGGTTTATACGTTCATTGACGACGGCCTCCTGCTGGGTGCGGATGAAACGTTTTTCGGCTTCCGTCTGCTCCTGCTGGGCACGGTGGATCATCAGCGGGAACGAGGCCACACACTCGAAACGCATCGCACCGCCCTTGTCCTTGTAAAGCAACCGTACGCTGCTCATGTCATAGGGATCGTACTGGACATAGAACTTCTTGTAGGTATTACGCCGGCGCCATTCCAGGTCAGGCTCACCGGGAGCGGAGAAAACCTCGTAAGGGTATTTCTTTCCCTGTACCGTGATCTCGATACCGCTGGCGGTGAACAGCGACGGTTTATCGGTTGTGTACCAGAACATCTCCACCATATCAGGAACGCTGACCGGATCGGTGGCCTCGTTCACGCTGGTATTGTACATCTCAATACGGGGGATGCCAGTAGCCGGGTGCTTCATTGAGTTCCACTGCTCACGGGCGGCGGCATACTGTTCCTTCAGTTCCTCCAATGTGGGAAGGGAGTCGATGTTCGCGTTGATGAATTCCAAATTCGGACGGCTTGTATCTCTCTTTGCCGTAATATTCTGCCCGGTGAAACCGAAACGTTTCTTCAATACCTGGCTCTGGAAGCGGTAGAAAATGTTCTCAATCGTCTTAGATTCGCCATTATACGGAGCTGTCGGGCGGTGGATACGGCTGATCTTCGAGAAAAGACCCAGCGCCGCGTTCTTCTTATGACCGCCCTGGTTGTCGCACACGATCTCGTAGGGTTTGTACCGGCTCGTTTGGATAGCCATGCGGAAAGCATGATACTGGGCGATATAGTCCTCATTGTCGCTGATGTAATAACCGAGCAGAACTTCACTATAGGCATCCACCACCTCGTACACGCTTGTAGTACACTTGTTTCCGTTCTCGTCACGATAGTAGAGGTTCAGCTTCGTGCCGTCGCCATACCAGAGGCTGTCACGACGGCTCGGAAGGATGGTCCGGTGCTTGCGGTCATAACGCTGGTGTGCCTTCATTTCCCCATAAACGGCATCGTACCACAGAGGTTCGACACGCGGGCTGTTGAACCATTCGCGGAGGCTGCGGGGACTCTTCAGGGGCTTCCAGCCACGTTCCGGAGCGACACGGTTGTACTCCTCGAAGATCTCCATGTCAGTATAAACCGGAACGCGGCTGCGTTTCAATGCAACAAGGTAACGCCCGCCGTCCTCCTCGATCTTCAGCGTGTTGCTGTTGCCGTATTTACCGCTCACAAGCACACCGTAGTTGTCGGGACGGAACTTGTTTATCAGGGCTTTCAAACGCCCCACACTGCCCGGAAGGCTGTGCCCGTACACCGGACGCCATTCCTCACTCGTGACAAGCAGAAGTTCCCAAAGGTTACGGCGGAAACCGGTCAGCTTGTTATTGGATGAACTCAAGCGTTTGAACTCTTCCATCAGCGCGTTCAGTACCGAAGCATTCCAGGTGTATTCCTTCTTCACATCCACGGGAAGAGCGACTATCTCACCGTTCTTGTCGTAGCGGTACTCCTCAAAAAAGCGCTCGGCCTTCTCGTCTTTCTTCACTATGTTACGAATCATTTCCTGTCTCATTTGCTGTTCAGGTTCTCCTTTGAGAAGAACCCAACGTCGTTTATACTTTTCGGGAAGGGAGGAATAGGCATACAGAGCCGGATTATTTTCACCACCGCCACGGGAAACGACATCCAGTTTTTCTCGGGACAGCTGGCTATTCAAAGTGCCTTTGGGCATTATATCCAGCAACTCTTTGTAAGTTACACACAATATATTATCAAAGTATTCCATCTCCCAGCTTGATTATCAATCCTCTAAATCATTCAAAGGGACATGCTTCTTCAGCAGCCACACGGAGATCCCGAAATTCAACACTACGAGAAGTTCCAGCAGCGGATTAATAAAAAAAATAGAGAGCAGGATCCCGAAACTCATACAGAAGTAAAGCACGCAAAAGCGCTGTTTTCGTTTCAGACGAGCAAACCAGTGTAGCTGGTCGCTGAACAATGTCATCAAATCATTTTTCATGGCTACTTGTATTTTGAGGATTACCACCTACTTTGGATCCACCGCGCTCAATGGCGAGCTTACGAATGGAACGGGCCAGTTTGCTGTTCTTACGGAAGGCAAGCGCATGACTCACCATCACGTTTGTACAGCCCATCAGTTCGGCAATTTTATTCACCTCACCGTATTCTACAACTATTCGTTCTTTCATACTATCTAATATTTAAATTATCGTAGTGGGCAGTCGCGGATTCGAACCGCGGACCATAACCTCTCCATTATAGGAGTTTAGTTTGTTCTACCAGCTGAACTAACTGCCCGAGAAAATTATTAAAGCTTCTTTATCGCATCCTCCGGAACACATATTACAGTCCAAACCTGACCATTTTTCATATAATCGATATTATATTCCCGCACGAACGTACAAATGTTATAATCCCAGTCACGAACTATACCATCAATGATCTCACCATTTCTCTTGGTGATTCTCACACTTTGTCCCTTTTTAAATTTTGCTTCCATTTTGCTTCTTTTCAAATTCTCATTGTTACCTCAAGCCTTTTTTGTAGCTTTGGGGCGTGTTTAAACTTTAATCACGTGGCAAATATAGTCTAAGTTTCTTAGACAGCAAAGTATTAATCCAAATAATTTAGATTTATGAGTATTTTTTCTAAGAATCTTAGATATTTAAGGGAAAGTAGGGGACTTAAATTAGATGAATTTGAGTTTCTGGGCATCAAAAAAGGTACAATGTCAAACTATGAACTGGGTAATACAGAACCTAAATTGAGTTTGTTATGTGAAATATCTAAGTTTTTTAGAATATCAATCGACGACTTTCTTTTAAAAGATATAGAAGCCGAAAAAATTACACCAGTAGTAACGGAAACAGCTCCTCCAGAAACAGCTAACAATAATTTTAGGGAGCTTCTGGATGTTTTAAGGGAAAAAGACTCCACCATTCGAGAAATGGCAGAGGAAATAGGGATGCTCAAACAGACAATTACACAACTTAAACAGGACAAGTCGGGGCGTGTTTCGGATGCAAGCGATTCTACGGTTGCCAATGCCATCTAAAACGTGTTTTATGGGGAAAGGGAGGTAAAAACAGTTAAATCACTATTTTACAGCAGAATATATAAAAATACAGGGGAGTAAATAAATATTATCTATATACAATTTACCCCCTACAATATTATAAAAACCGATGAATACCAAATAAAAAAAAGATATTTCCCCGTTTTATTAGAATAAAATAGGCACAAAAATGAATAACCAAATGAATAAGCAATCAAAACATTTCGTTTTTGTAATAGCTTAAATGAATAACCAAATGAATAAGCAAGTGAATAACCTTTCCACTTTTTAAGACGTTCAAAGCGTTCAAACGGATAAATACAGCTTTCCATCATAGTTTGACACTTATAAGGGCAAAAAAAGCCGCTTTTGCGGCTTTTAATTGCGTTCTAAGGCATTTTATCCCTTTCTGGTACATGTTATCAAGCGAGACTGAATAATCATTGCACGTTTCGTGTATTTGGCAATGTCATCAACCAGTCCAGCATGTAAAAGACTACTCTTAGTGATTCCGACCTGTTTCTCCGTCAGAGTTTCAAAAATGGCCGATATACTACCAAAGTAGATGTTCTTTTTCTCAAAAATCAAATGTACATGGATAACTTTACTCATGATATACGGTATTTATTTCACTGCAAATATACCAAATATCAGCTATATGGAATAATTTCAATGAATAAAAATAGGAGAGAAGCGAAGCGCTCCCCTACTCCACTTGCATAAATTACACCATTTGGTTATCTTTGTATATGGAAGTATGGCCTGGGCAAAGAATCGGAGTAAAATAATACCATACTGCCTGAATTCTCCCCTACCCCACTCCTAATGTAAAGAGATTCATTTGAACGGCGTTCAAACAAGGTTCAAATGTAAGCTCGATGTAAAGCGATGTAAACGCTTCGTTTTTCCACCCAGCTCACTCCTACCCCGTTCTAACGCTTTGAAAACCAAAGCAATCAGATATTTTCAGACCGACCGAACTTTGACACGCATCGTTTCTCCCCCCTTACAACCGCATCATCCTGTCCAAGGCTGCTCCTTATACAACCGAAATCGAACTGGACTATAACCAAAACTTCCTGACTTTCGAATTTTCGGCATTGAATTATATCAATCATGAACGCACATACTACCGTTATCAACTGGAAGGTATCGACCCGCAATGGATGAGTACATTTGCAGGAAGACAGGGAAATGCGACTGTGGGGAAAGGTCTTCTTCAAGCTGTTTACACCAATTTACCACCGGGAGATTATACATTCAAAGTCATGGCCTCGGACAATCCTCTTCAGTGGAACGGCAAAGTGACAGCTATAAAATTAACCATCCATGCACCGTGGTGGAAAACAAGCACGGCTTATATCCTGTATGCAGTCATTTTATTACTGATTGCTTTCACCGGTATCCGATTGTATATCTATTGGAGCAGAAAGGAAATGGAACGCAAGCATAAAGAAGAGATTCTATTACTCCGTATCCGCAACCTGATCGAACAAAATAATTCTCTAACCTGTGGCATAGAAGAAACGTCTCCCGACCATCAGCAACAGGATACGGAAGAATCTGCATTTCTGGCACAAGCCATCAAACTGGTGGAACAGAATCTGCACGTCAATGGCTATTCGGTGGAGCAACTAAGCCGCGATCTCTGTATGGAGCGAACGGGATTATACCGCAAACTGGTGACTATGCTCGATCAGTCTCCCAGCCTCTTTATCCGTAACATTCGCCTGCAACGGGCAGCACAACTGATAACAGAGGGCAAGCTAAGTATTACAGAAATTGCGGAACACACAGGTTTTAGCAGTTCCAGTTATTTAAGCAAATGTTTTCAGGAAATGTATGGATGCCGCCCATCAGAATATGCCGAAAAAGCGAAGAAATCAACGTGATTACTGTTTGTTTCAACCTGATTGTTGTCCGTTTTACTTGCCTCCACCCTACTTTTGCTGCATCATAAAGCACTTAAAAAACCATGAAAATGAATCTTATTAGAAAAGCCGGTTTCTTGCTTGTATGTGCAACAATGGTTGCAGCAGGCAATGGTACAGCACAAAATGTACAGCGTACCTCACAAGGCATCAAGTGTGCCACACAGGGGATGGATGTCAACGTAGAGTTTTATTCACCCTTCATTGTCAGGATTTATAAGACGCCCAGTCAGAAATCTTGCAATAAAGAAAGTCTAGTCATTGTCAAAACGCCCGAGACAACTCCTGTTTCTTTCGGTGAAAAGGGGAAAAATGTGACATTAAGCAGCCGTCTTATCCAAGTGGAAGTGAACCCGGAGACTGGTGGTATCCATTTTTTCGATTCGTCCGGCCAACGTCTGTTGACGGACAAGGATTACGGAACACAATTCACTCCTTTCAATGATGCAGGTGTTCCGTCTTTCAATGTTCGCCAGGCTTTTTTGCTGGATAAAGACGAAGTAATCTACGGATTGGGACAGCAGCAGACGGGTAAAGTGAACCAACGTAACCAGAAACTACTCCTCCGCAATCAGAATATGAGTATCTGTATTCCGTTTATTCATTCCGTCAAAGGATATGCCCTTTATTGGGATAATTACTCTCCCACTACTTTCCTCGACAATCCGCAAGAGATGTCGTTCGACTCGGAAGTAGGCGATTGCGCTGATTATTATTTCATTTACGGCGGCAATGCGGACGGTGTAATAGCCGGAGTGCGCGAACTGACCGGTCAGGCCCCGCTCTATCCGCTCTGGACACTGGGATTCTGGCAATGCCGCGAACGCTATAAAAGTCCGGACGAACTCTGCGAAGTAGTAGACAAGTACCGTGAACTGAAAGTACCTCTGGACGGTATCATCCAAGACTGGCAATATTGGGGATGCAACGAAAACTGGAACTCGATGAAATTCCAAAACCCACGCTATATCAACAAAATGGGTGATCCGGAATACATGAAATTCCTCCCGAACGGAGAAGACAGAAATGCTAATTATGGAACGCCACGCATCAAAAGTCCGAAAGAAATGATCGACTATGTACATAAACAGAATGCACATATCATGATTTCAGTATGGGCCTCGTTCGGTCCGTGGACAGAGATGTACCAGAAAATGGATAGCCTGAAAGCATTGCTTCACTTCGAGACATGGCCTCCCAAAGCCGGAGTAAAACCTTACGACCCGTTCAATCCGACAGCACGCGATATGTATTGGGCAGAAATGAAAAAGAATATCTTCGATCTCGGAATGGATGGCTGGTGGCTCGACTCTACCGAGCCGGATCATCTGGAAATCAAGGACAAAGATTTCGATACCCCCACTTATCTGGGTTCATTCCGCAGAGTGCACAACGCTTTTCCTTTGATGTCTAACAAGGGTGTATACGAACATCAACGTGCCACCACTTCCGACAAGCGGGTATTCCTGCTCACACGTTCGTCTTTCCTAGGACAGCAACGTTATGCGTCACATTCATGGAGCGGCGATGTAGTCTCCACCTGGGAAGTGATGAAGAAACAACTGGCGGCAGGACTAAATTACTCACTATGCGGCATACCATACTGGAATACCGACCTAGGCGGATTCTTCGCATGGAAATATAACAATAATGTACACAATATCGCTTATCATGAATTGCACGTGCGCTGGTATCAGTGGGGAGCATTCCAGCCGATCATGCGTTCACACAATTCCAGTCCGATAGCTGTGGAAATATACCAGTTCGGCAAGAAAGGAGACTGGGCTTATGACGCACTCGAAAAATATACTCACCTGCGCTATCGCCTTTTGCCCTATCTCTACAGCACTTCATGGGAAGTTACCAACAAAGCGGGCAGCATCATCCGACCACTCATGATGGATTTTCCTAAAGATAAGAAAGTACTCGAGATGGATACAGAGTATATGTTTGGCCGTAATTTCCTTGTCCGCCCCGTAACTGATTCGCTTTATACATGGCAGGACGACAAACAGAACGGCTATCAGAAGAATATGAATAAGATAGGAAAGACAGATGTTTATCTACCCGCAGGTGCCCAATGGATTGATTTCTGGACCGGAAAAAGCCTAAAAGGCGGACAAACCATCCAGCGTGAAGTGCCTATCGACATCATGCCGGTCTATATCCGTGCAGGTTCTATCCTACCCTGGGGACCGGCTGTACAATATTCCACCGAAAAGAAATGGGATAATCTGACACTTCGCATTTATCCGGGTGCCGACGCAGAATTTACTCTTTACGAAGATGAGTTCGACAACTACAATTACGAAAAGGGAGCATACACTACCATTGCCATGAAATGGAATGATAAAGACCGCACCCTGACGATTAACGACCGGCAAGGTAACTACAAAAGAATGCTGAAAAATCGTAAATTCAACATTATCATTGTAGAACCGGGAAAGGGTTGTGGTGACGGTGATGCTACGACATTCGATCAATCTGTTTCTTATAGGGGAAAGAGAGTAGACTTAAAATTATAAAGTTTCAACTTTACAAGTACAGCCTTCACCCTTCACAATGCCCTATTCATCGGCATTAGCGGGTGAAGGCTGCTCTTTCATCCGCCTTTCACCCTCCGTTTTCTTAACCCTGTATAATTCTTCTCCACCTGTTACTTCTAAAGACATATCTAACCTGTTTCCCACTCATTACTAACTAACTTCTTTTTCATTAATAACAAACTTTCTTTTGATTACTGGTAAACTTCTTATTACCAGTATGTAAACTTGCTTTTCATTAAATGCAATCTATAATTGCAAGTTGCGTTTATAAAAACAAAAGCTTTGATTATACAAATGCAAGTTTCATTTATATAATCAAAGCTTGCATTTATAGTTTTCTTATGATGCAAAGAAAGTTTGGTCCCTATACAAAGGAAGTTTATCCCTTATAGAAAAGAAGTTTTCCTATAATAGTCTGGAAGCTATCTGCTAACACTTCTTCTGCCAACTATAGATAAAAGATTTAGCAGACTCGACAATCTGTGAAAGCCAGGGTAAAAAGGTGAAAGGAAGGTGAAAGCCTGCCCTTCACCCGCTAATGCCGATGAATAGGGTATTGTGAAAGGTGAAGGGTATTTTAAACACATATTATTTATAGCGTAATTTGTGTAGCATAAAAAGTGCTACATAAATTACGCTATAAATATTGATTCTGCCAACTTTTACCGAACAATCATTTCCATATGATTCCGCAACGATTCAAAACAGAACTTTCCAGTTCACATCCCTATTACGTGTCATTATGTTTATAATTGGTTCTGTCAGTAAAAATATCATCTAGTTGTTCACCAATACAACGCCTCCCTGTGGAAGGATTTCCAGTTGCACTTTTCCGCTTTCTTTTACTTTCAACGTCACAAGTTGAGGTTCTCCTTTTTTATCATCCTTATACAGAGAAACGGTTTTTCCGGCAAACATATCTAAATCCAGTTTCAACTTT